CTTGGGGGTCCTTTGAACCTTCCTGCCTCTTACGAGGAAGAAGGAAAAAGAGCCCTCCTTGCATATTTCAGAGAAACAGATATTCTTTCTGTTTGAAATTCTTTGAAACTGCAATTGAATGATTATTTTGTACCGGGCTCGCGCCCTGGGAGGGACTACCATATCCCCCTTACCGCTTAGCGATACGGTATTACAAGATAACCCATTTGATTACGGTAGATAAGAATGGAAGACTTAAAGAATCTGGTTTCTCCATACCTTCAAAGGCTCGAAAATGTTCAATAATACATGTGCCTCCAGCATAGCTGGGTTACCCTTTGACAAGGGAACGAGGGCTAGTCACAAAAGAGGGCTGTTAAAGTCAGCCTAAGGATCGAAGGTAACTTCTTTCCCTGGACCTGGTGGAATTCCAGGACCGAAACTCTGTGACTTGTAAACATGTTAAAACCAAGCGGTCCCTGCTTGCAAGAGGGGTGTATAGTCACCCAATCTGCAATAGGGTTGGATTACTCCTTAGTCATTTACTATCAATATAGTATATAATGGCTAATCAGTGATCCAGCTTTACTGTAGAGTGGATCCGGTGTAATTCCGGAACCGAAACTACAAGCTACGCCTAGTCTGGTATTGAACAGACACGTCAAGGTAGGACGCGACGCCAGGGAGCATGATTAGAGAAGAGAACAGATATAGTTCTCCCCTCGAAAGGGGGTAGGGACTTGGTTGAGCCAATTTCTAAGGTAGATGTAAATCTACTATGAAATTGGGACCTCGGCTACACCTTTCCATAACATACCCATGATCATCACAATAATAGCAATGACGGCCTTCCTTAGTCTACTGCATTATACTGGTACTGAGTACTTGGTAGTATATTTGGTTAATCAACCAATAGAATACCACCTCATTATCATTGTACTGTTAGTAATACTGAAGTTGGCTAAGACTGCCTATTCGATTTATCCGATCATAATTGGATTATACCAATCCTTTATGCGGATAATTGCTCGAATGGAAAACGTCGCCTCCCGACTGGATAACTCCAGTTCGGAGACATCACCATTTAAAAATGGTGGTGGTAAACGACGGTTTTCTTCTTCAAGAACAATTACCTCTACACCCTTCACATCCCCTTTTGGGTATGTTCCGAAGGATAGTGGTAATCCTGATGGAAAATCGTTTGAAGGACCTTCTACTCGTGACATGAAAGGACTAAATAGTTCTTTCAGTTACGAAAAGAAAGTAATGGATAAATTCTTTAAAACTATCGCTAAGGAAGGAACTTTGGTTTCCCTAGATAGATTGGTAAAAGTGTTCAGCCTTAAACTTAATAAGTTTATTAAAGTGAGCACTAAATTACCATCCCTATCTAACCTTTTCGAGAAAATTGGTTTCCGAATATTCGGAGCCGTATTTTCTGGGAAAGGAAAGTTCTCCTCAAGAATGAGACAATTGCAAGCATTCCGATTACATCTCATGAACATGAGACGCAATCACGGATCAACCTATACTGTGAAATACCTTAAGGCTTCACAGTTGGCTATCCAAAAAGCACTTGCGGGAACTAAAGTCAGCTCATTGAATCAAATTGATAGCAGTCTTCCGTTTCCGTACTTATCCACTTGTGGGCTTCCGCGGTTTATTCCTATTAGGGATAGACAGCTGATGCTCAAAAATGGAAGTCCATCAGTTATCCGATGGTGGTTAACACTCTTTTCGGTATACAGGGTTATTAATATCCCTGGTATCCTAAAGTTGTCAACCATCACAGATCCGATGACTGTTTCGCTTGAGTCAGTGAACGAAGTAGCGCTGGAAATAAGTAAACTTATTAACACGTCTATGTTCGACACTTCCTCTCTAAACGAAGTACGATTCTTATTTCTGGAGTCTGCTTCAGCCTCCTCTAAGACATCCTGGTTAGGGATGATGACTAGTATTCTTGGTCTTGTTCAAGAACCAGAAGTGTATGAATCACTTCATGATTACTTGAGCTTGACTCAAAATTACCGGTTCTCATCTTTTATTCGGTATGTCCATGAGCAGTTGGAGCAACTCTCGGGTAATATTAACCTTGCCAAACTGGCTCTTAATGGTACTATAGGCTTCCCTATTGGGAAACTATCTACCAAGAAAGAGGCAGCTGGTAAGGTGCGTGTTTTTGCAATGGTTGACGTGTGGACCCAGTCCGCACTTCGACCGTTGCATAACATGCTCTTCAAGTTCTTGCGTTCGCTTCCGAACGATGCCACATTTGACCAAAATGCATCTGTAAAAAGATGTATGGTTAAATCTGGACTAACTGGTAAATCTTTCGGTTACGACCTTTCGGCCGCAACTGATAGACTTCCTATTAGCCTTCAGGCTATGATCCTTGATCAGATCATACCTGGCATCGGAGGGATTTGGACCCAATTACTTGTAGGTCGTGGC